AATAGTATAACTAGTAACTTTACCTACATAAAGTGGAGAAAGTTTATCAGATTGTGAATATCCGTACTTAAATCCTAAAACTCCTCTAGCGTCTACGATTCGATTTTCAAGTTGCCAAGTAGTATCTAATATAGTTAGTTTAAAATTACCTACGCCCTCACTTAAATTTATGTGTTCAAAATATAAAAGATGCTGAGGTCTAGTTTCTAAAACAGGAGACTTAGTAACTATCTCAGTATATTTTTTTCTATCAATAACTGGACCAATACCTATGCCATCTTCAGGAATTTTAATTACAACTTGACCTATAAAAGGTTGAGAAGCAGGATAGAGATCTTTAGTAGTTAGTGATACTTCTTTAATATCACTAAATAATGTGTTTGTAGCCAATTAAAATCCTATTGCCGAAACTATAGTGGAAATATCTGGAATTCTTATAACTCTACCTGAATATAAACCTGTTTCTCTATCTAAAGGGTTTGAAATGTCATTGACATAACATATTACCCATGCCAATAGAGGAGTTTCATAAAAAATAAATGAAATAGCATCCGGTCTAAATTCAAATGCTGGGGATACTTGAAATGATAAATCGTTTTCACTGGATGGAAAACTTTGTGGAGTCCATGTCCCAATAAATTTATTTTTTGTTACTGGATCAACGTAAACAGGATGATTAGCGAATCTAGTAAACCTATTTAAACTACTGTCTATTGTTTGAACTGGAACGAATTCTAAAGATTTACTCATATTTTATTCTTTAAGAAGTGGAAAAACTCGTACCACCACTAGGTATAGCAGAGGCGAATTCGTTTCCAGAAAATGAAATCGGTAATCCTAATCTAACTTCATTATTAGACAGAGGAATATTTAATGATTCCTTAAAAGTTAAATTAACTATAGCATGATGGGCTAAAACTGTTGGAAGAGTATCCCAAGGAGATAGGCCAGGATAAATTACAGAAACAGATTGACAAACTCCAAGAAAAGCTAGTTGTAGACCTATATGCACAATACATCTAGGCGGGGGTTTTAATTTCATTTTACTATAATCTGGAACAACTAAAGCTCTAAGAGCATCAATTCTAGTTTTAATTAACAGAGGGGTAATAAAGCCTAGTCCGGCTTCAGGAGAAGTAAAAAATTCCATATCAAATGAAATCATTCTAGCAGAAGAATGAGAATAACTATTGACCGGAGAAGATCGAGCAATAGGAATAGTTTCATTATAAACTGCAGCTTTATTATCACTAATGTTTCTAGGCATCATTTGAAAAGGAATAATATCCTTTACGGGTATGCCTAATCCACTTGGATTTAAAACAATAATATAACAGGATAATGCCGGATTATTTAAAAAAGCCATTATGAGTGCCCTGCCAAAGCTGAATTAACTGCTTGATTATGTTGAGCATAAGGATGACTAGGTGTACCAGCATCCGCTGCATGAGCAATAAGTTCATCAAATTTTTTATTTAAAGTAGAAAATATTTTTTCAAGCGTAAAATTAGCCTGTTGATCGTGTACGGATTGTAATCCGTTTGGTTGAGCAGTTTCAGGTCTATTTTGTTGAGGTTTATCTGCAACCTGCTCATTTAATGAGGGTGTTCTTAATTTTTCATAATGACCGTGTTCATTAGAGGTTCTAATACTTCCCGGTACTACTCCTCCGGTATAACCAGAAGGAATTGTTTCGCCAGGTTTAACTTCTAATCCACTTTTATTTACATAGCCTAGTGCTCGCATTTGAGAATCTAATCTATTTTTTTCAGCAACAGAAAGATCTTTAGTACGGACATCTACAGCAGTCATTTTTGGATCATAATGAGCACTATTTTTTGCGTGGACATCTCCAGGTTTATCAGATTTTTTAAACCCTAAGGACAAAGCATCCATTTCAGCTTCATAATTTTTGTCTATAGGACTAAGTGTAGGTTTGGTTGTTAGTGTGGCACTTGCTCGTGTTGATAATAGCTTTTTAAGCTGTTCTATTTTAGCTGGGTCAGTCTCTAGGGCTATTTGCCGTCTAATTTTTTCGTCTGAAGCGCGAAGAGCATTATCCTCATACCCAGAAGACAGATCCTTTGTATATGACCGAGTAACTCGTTCTCCAACTGTTAAGCCCTTGACTTTATCTTTACCGTAACCACCATCAAGAAAATCAACGTTTTGTTTGTTTACCCAATTAAACAGTAAGTAGCTTGCAGCTGCCGCCGCCGCAGCGCCTATTACAGTTATGACAGGAGCTGCTGCAAATAAAGTTCCAATATTTGTTGTTAATAGCGACACGGCGGAAGGACCTGCCAATTCGGCAGCAGTGCTTCCAGCAGATCCTGTAGCTGCTCTAGTTAATAAATATTTACCTAGTGTAGCAACAAGAGGCCCTGCTATTGATACACCTATTAACCCGAGCATACCTGCATTACCAAGTCCGTGCTCACTAAGCCATTTTTGTAAACTATCTACTGTATTTCCAAAACCAATAATTCCTAATTTTAGAGTATCTACAGCGCCTTTAAATTCATTAGCCGCAAGCGAATAAGTATTAGCGGCTGCTTGATTAGCTGCTTGCGCCATAGTATCGTAACGATTTCCAAGAGTACCGGCTTTTTCGTCTTTATTTAATCGGTCCTTAGCCTCGGCAGCTTTAGCATCAACAGTTTGTTTCTTACCCGTGCCTTCATCATAAGCACCATAGGCAAGCCTATTCATCTCAGTCATATCATTAATGCCTGTTAATCCTCGACTTTGAAGATTGCCTGGTTGCATAGCCATATAGGCGCCAACAGTTGTATTTTTTTCTGTGCCTAAGGATTCAAGTAATTCTTGAGCGGCTTTTCTTCTACGTGATAACCCATATTTTTCTTTGTCCTCAGCAGAATTTAGCCCTAAAATAAGATCACTAATTAGGCCCTGTTCAGAACCAGTTTGACCGCCTTCATTCATTTTAGCAATAAAATTTTGCGCATCAATTCCGGCATTAGATAATCCGGTAGCCATTGCAAAAGTAGATTCAGTAAATCTTTTTGCTCGTTCTCCTGTTAATCCATAACTAACTCCTAGTCCAGTTACCTGATTAGAAAGACTAGCAATTTGTTTAGAAGTAAGGTTCGATTCTCTAGTTATAGCAGCTAGACGAGCAGTAAAGGGACCCATGCCCTCATAGGTAACTCCGAGTTGTTTATGCCATCCACTAAGAATCTGAATAGATTCTTGTGTGCCTATACCCATGAATTTATCTAGACCGCCAACTCCCTCTTGTAAACCCTTTTGATTTGATTCGGCTTTATCTCCGAGTTTTTCTTCTCTAGAAGCATTAGCTGAAAACCCGTATTGAATTTCTTGTTTTGTTTGACTATCTTGACCATAACGAAGATCTTTTACAGTAGCAGAGACATCAAGAAGTGCTTTCCTATATCTTTCTAAAGATCCGGAATCATTAGCGATTTTAGTATTTAAAACCCCGAGATAGTTATCAACTTCAATAGCAGGTTTAAGTAAAGCACTACCGATAGCAAAAGATTCTGCTACTATTTTAGAGAAACCTTTTAATACGTCAACAACTTTTGAGGTTTTAGTTTCGGTTTCGCCTATAGTGTTATTTAGAGATATAACTGCATGAGTTAATTCACTAAAAGATTTATCACCAGATTTACCTAATTCGCCAAAACTCTTCTCAAGACCGTCAGCTCCAGCCTTAACGTCTTTTAACGTTTGTTTAGCTTGATCAGCCTCAAATTCAAGACCGGCTTTAAAAGCAATTTCTGGATCGTTAGGTTTATTCTTTTTAGCCAAAATTTATTCTTCTTCCTGCGGTTTTGAGGCTTCAACTAGTTTATTGTAAAAAAATTCGAGTTCAAATAAAGGCATAGTATCCACGTCAAAATAGGAGAAACGCCCTACTTTTATTAAGTAGAGTTGTTTCTCCATTAAATTACTCTTCCCCTGATGTGTCAAAGTAAAAGAAGTCTGCCGAACTTGGTAGTACAGCAGATAACTCCTTATCACACTTTATACAATTTTTTGTAATAAGTGATGAGACACCTGGAGTCTTCTTGTCAATAGATTTCGATAGTGTTTTTAAATCTTTAGCCGGAAGTTTCTCAATAAAAGTTAGTGCGGTTAGTAAATCAACTTTTCGATCCTCAACAGAAACAAGATGTTTTGCATACCTATACAGGTAAGCAGGATCACCCTCAAGAGGATTAGTTCCTCGTTTAGTTTCCATTTCTGAATACCGTTGAATATCACTAGTATCCCGATTTCTAAGCAAACGGAACTGGACCGTAAGCCCCGACTTAGGTAACTTACAGTCAAATGGTTCTTTATCTGTGGGTAAACTTTCGGTTAGGATTAAATCTCCAGGAACTTTAACTGTGTACTTGTGATACGTTTTACACCCGTAACAAGTAATAGGAAAAGTATAGTCGTCACCATAACTATTAGCACGTAATTGTAATAGAAGGTAAAAACTGTCTGTGGAGAGGAGATCTTTAGGATCTATTTTAGTTACTAGACACCGTTCTAAAAGTAAATTAATTACTTCAGTAACATTAGGTCCAGATGCACCCGCTAAAATTTTCTCTTCACGCGCACTCATCGGAAATAATTCAACACAGCCATCAGGGATGACTGTTTTATCATAAAATAAACCTTTAGAGGGTAGGTTTGAACGGACAGAAACCCGTTTAGGTAGGAGGGAACTTAATTCGTCTAGATTTAGAGGTGAGTTGGACATAGATATAGAATCCTTTTCTTTTGAAAGTATAAAAAGCCTTAAATTAAGGTTTTAGAAAGAAAAAGATTTTATTCTACGATTTATATACAAGGCTTAAATATACGTTAATTTAAATATAATAATTATTACCTTTTAACACCTTTGGATAGAGCTTTAAGTGCATAAGAAGCGGCATTTGAGGCTCCAGCCTTGGCGTACTCGCTCTTGTATTCATCTGAAACACCAGTGAGATCTTGCTTTGCTGCCGATCTACCTAGGCGTGACGCTATTTTTGCGTGACCCTTTGTTGTAAATTCATCATTACCTATACTAGTGTCGAGACCATGATGAAATGCTTTAACATAGCTTCCATCTTTACCCGGCTCTTCACGCTTTGCTATGAACGATTTAGTGTTATGACGTTCATTCAAAATCATACTAAGATTTTTATAGGCAAATGTTTCTTCAATTTTCATATTATGCTCGCTTACTCTGTTATGTATTAGGGGAGGATTTGTCTGACTCTGGGAAATATTTACTGTGTAATAAATTATACTTTTCTTGATCAGATTCAGAAAATGTATTGTGCTTCTGGATATTGGCTTCTGCACTTAGTGGCTGGATATTACTGAAATGAACAGCTTCTTTGAACTCAGTTTCATCTAATAAATTAAACAATGAAATCGGTTTGAGGTGGTCCAGGTGCCAAAAACTACCATAATTTTCCCAAGTCATACCTTCTGTAAATAAGGACTCAAGGTAAATCTTGAACTCAGGGATTGTACAGCCTAGATCGGATACAGCAGAGCCACGTTTAGAGTTACCCTTCAAAGCACCGTTAAGCCTTATTCTTAGCCGTTGGCTTATTTTGTATTGAATGTCTGTTTTATATTTATTTCTACGATAATTTTTATGCCAACTTTTTAGTTTTTCTTTATTATTTTTTCTATAAGTGCTTCGAGCTTCAGGATTACTTTTATGATAATTTTGCTGATAAGCTTTTCTTTTGTCTTTATTAGCTTTTCTATAGGTTTCAAATTTTTCTTTATTAGCTTTTTGATAACTCTTTTGGTACTCTTTTAATTGCTCTTTATTTTCTTCCTGATAATCTTTTGTTCGATCTTTAGTGCTATTCCTGTATTTTTGTATCTCTTCTTTGTGCTCTTCTCTATACTTTTTATTATAACTACTTTGCTCTTCTTTGTGCTCTTCTCTATACTTTTTAAGATAAGCTTTCTTTTTTTGTTTTTTCTCTTCTTCTGTCATTTGTACTTCCTTTAACTGTATGTATTGTACAACTAAAAGATAGTGTTAATCAAGGTTGAAAGTGTACCTGTCCACTTGCAACGTGAGGTTTATCTTCACTTGACCAGTGTCTGTATTATAATCCAGGTCACTAAAAGACATTGAGGAAGGCCACACGCCTTTGCCAGTTACGGAGCGTTTAACTTCTCCCATACTATCAATTAATTGGATAGTAATATTTCGCTTGTACGAACTTGCATACCCGATTTTTCCTGTGTCACTGTCGTGGACCTGTTTAAGCCACTTTTCTAGTGTTGCTAAAACTTTACGGTCAACGAAATCCCTGCAAGTAATAGAATTAGCTTCAACGGAAGCTCCTCCTGAAACCTTAACGTCTTCATTCATGTAACGAATATGTTGTACGGCAGTACTTAGTTTAGGTAATTGCACACGTTCAGCAGATAATCTAATTAACTCAGTATCATCTAAACCTGGGATAAGCAATACCCAGTTAAAAACTCTTTGTGGTTCAAAACCACCACCAGCAGGCGCTATATGTCCTGCACCAACATTTACAGCCACGTTAATTCTCCTTGTTTAGTTTAACAATATTTTCGTAATTAAAATCTATTGTATATTGGGTTTGTTTAGGTTCATTTATTTCGTAACTAAAATTACTTGTAAAGTTTTTAACTTTAACTCTAGTAAATTCTTGTGTAGCGGCTACAGCACCTTTACTGGTATTTAATTCTAAATTAATTTTTGTAAAAAATGATTTATTAAGTAACTCAGTATATAAGTCAGTTCCTGTTTCATCTAGAAATAAACGTAATGTTAGAGTTAGTGTCTTAGAGACGGCTTCAATAGCAAAACTAACAACACTGAGTCTAAAATATTCTGCATTAAACAACTCAGGAGCTGTTACACAAAAATTAAATGGCCTGGAGGGTTCAAATGTATTTATCATGTTTATTTATTTGCCCATTCAAGTAGTAAAGGGGCTAAGTCTCTCAGGGTTTGTTTAAAATCTATTTCATCCATTGAGTTTTTAAAAGCGTTAACTGCATGATGGACAAATCTTAAATTGTCTCTATCATTAGATCCACCTTTAGAAACCGGAATAATGTGATCTAATGAGGCAGTTTTTCCAGGTATTAAAGGTACGTTAGTAATTTTACAACGACCTTCTTGTTCTAACCACAAATCAAGAACATTAAAAGTTAGTTTATCTTCATTACCAAAAGAGTTATTACGAATTAAATCTGTCCAATGTTTTAAACAGTATCTTGTCTCACCAACTATAGGTTCAGGACAGGATGAATTACGTCTACAATTTCCAAGTCTAGTTCTTGTATTTAATTTTTTTTGGTATTTCTTATACTTTCGTTTAGCTTGTTTCTTCTTTTTTGCAGTTACATACCTAGATATATTAGATTTATTACGTTTTTGCGTATTAACCTCTAAGCCGTTCAATTAAAGTTAGAGTTTCATAGAGAGTATCAATATGATCTAACTCTGAACGAAAGAAAATTGGATTAGGTACTTCGGGTAGGTTTTGAGTAACCTCATGAATATTTCTATTCATTTTAGTTAGAACTACAATTGGAATCTCTCCTACTGTACTTAAAATTTCTATAATTTGATTTTCATCAGTTAAAAGAAGTGCTAGAGGTTTAAGTGTATTAACCTTAAGTTCTAGCACCACTTTAGTGTAAACTTTGGTGACAGTGAACTCACTCTGCTCTAAAAACAGGATATGTTTTTTAACACTGTCACCGTGCGGACTATAGTAAAGAACTTCCAGAGACATTTTAGAATGTTAACTCTGAAAAGTTAGCCCCTTGTTCAGTTAGAATAAAGTCAACCTGAATAAATTCAGCAGCCTTAACAGGTTTAATGAAAACAAGTGCTCTCATTTCACTATTATTAAGTTCATTAGCTTTATTCGTACTTGAATCACAGATAACCTTAAACTCTGAAATTCCTCTACGATCTTTAATCGCTTGAAGGAACGGCTCTGTCATATTGACAAATGTGAGCCAAGTTGTTGGATCATCTGGTTCGAACACTAGACGACGAGTTGTTGAAGCTACTAGAGTCTCAACAAAAATCATAAGTCTACGAACGTTAACTCGGTCTAGAGCAGTTGTAGCCCTTTGAAGAGTTTTCTGGCCCCAAACATTAATTCCGTCTGTCTTGAAAGTTGCAATAGGGTTAATGTTGTTTGAGTAGAGGAGATCTAGATCACCCTTCTTAGGCACGTATTGGGCCTTAATCGGAGTATTGAGTTTCCCACGGGTTAGACCAGCAGGAGCAATCCAAGGGTCAAATTTGTCATCTGTAGCCGAAAAGACTCCTGCCATGAAACCAGAAGGCGGGGTATAGATCTTAACGTTATTGATAGGGTCATTAATCTGGAGCCAAGGCCAATAAACCGCCGCATAACTTGAATTGAAAGCAGCATGATCATTGTAGGCGCCCTGACCATTAACCCAATCAACTACCTGTGAAGGTGTATAACCAGCTGGAGGGTCTACAAGCGCGATACAGTCAGCTCGGGTAGAACAGATATCAATCATTTCATTAATAACTGAGGCATCTGAGATACCAGGTACAGCTAGAATTGAGATATTATAAGTTTCAGGATTTCTAAAATTCTGTAACCCGGTTACTGTGACACCATTGTCATACCCAATATAGAGACTTGAGTTAGCGTTTATAGAAGTGGTAGCCCCATTAGTTCCACCAACAAGAGCGGTACGAGGATTTAAACCTGTAGCAACCGGTAGTTCAGTAGAACTTGAAGGGTTGACTACTGTAATATACTTAGAACCTTTAGTTTCATCATTGATAATTGTTTCGACATATCGAGGATCTGATGAAGTCTTATTTAGTTTACGCCACGCTTCAACTCGAACCGGGCCTGAATAAACAATAACATCAAAATTTCCAAGAACAGTATCGAGGTTAGCAATCTCAATTCTAAGACTATTTCCCCATGTACCTTGACTTAGAGCTTGAATATCTAAAGTATCTGTTGTAGCTGTTGAAGCTCTCTTTTGAATAGGTCGAGTACCAAATACAGTTAATAGAGCAGTACCACCGGTTAGGATTAGACCAGCTAGATCAGTTACTACTTTAAGGTAGGCTGCTGAACCATACGCTGTAGCTAGTGTAACTGAACTGAAAACTAAGTTAGCCGGACTTAGGTTATTAAGCGCTGTTACTAGAGCACTAACAGAACCATAAGTGGCAGCAGGAATAGTAACCGTAGAAGTGGTTGTAGTTGAACCACTTTCAAGACTAAAGATTAAAGTATCATTTACTCCTGTAGCAATCACTGCATAAGGTGCTACTATGTTAGAAATAACAGCGGCTTGTTTACCTATAGTTCCGAAAACAGCAGCCGCTGCATCACCATTTAGAGCGGCTACGCCCCAAGTTAGATTAGCACCTACGTTACTAGTTGCAATTGATGTTTCAGAAAGTAAAGCGGTCTTAGCAGTTACTACTAGAGTGGAGCTAGAAATAGCTCCAGCATATACCGTAGGATGAATTAGTGTTCCAGTTCCATAGTCTGTATTAGCAACACCAGAAGCATTAATAGCCTTTTTGAGGTTAATTAAAGCGTTTGCAGCTGAACCACCAATTAACACTTCATAAGCGGCAGGAGTTAAACTAGTCTTAAAAGTATAGACTGTAGAACCGATAGTTACTGTGTCATTATTTGACGGGGTTACACCAGTAGAAGTTAAAGTACCTGAAACTAATGAAGCAGCAGCTAGATACTTATTTAAAGAACTACTGAGAAGACTAATTTTAACTTGGCCTACTCCAGAAGCATCAGAGAAAGCAGTTGCAACTAGATTTGTGCTAAATACTGAAATAGCATTAATAGCTAAAACAAGATTGTCTATAGAAGAATAAGTAGCGGAAGGAATTACAAAAGAAACAAGAACAGCACTAGTCTTAGCTACACCGGTCCAAAAAGACAGAGTGTTGTTACTAGTTCCGATTACAACACTGGAACCAACATTAGATCCAAGAATAAAAGCGTTTTCGGTAATCTTACCTGTACCAACAGCAACGGCAGTAGTATAAACACCTTGAGCAATAAGTGGAAAACCAAAAACGTTTGCGCCAGTATTACCGGAGAGAGCAATACCACTAATCTGAAGACTGTGATCTGAACCAAGAGCAGTGCGTTTAATAGTGAGACTGCCTATGGCAGAAACACTAGCAACCATATAAGCTGCGAATGTGGCGTTAGCATTAAGAAGAGTAACTACATCTGCAACTGTTAGAGTTACAGGTGTGCTAGCACTAAACTCAACACTAAAACCAGGCAGAACTCCATCTAC